ATAATTATTTCCACTCAATTTTAAGTCTTTAAGTTGTGTTCCATCAGATAACGTAATTTTCCATGATTTTTCCATTTCGGTACCTCCTTAAATAAATCATAATATAATTGCGACATATTACTTATTTGTTGCATTGACATTTTTTTATAATTTCCTGCCATCCAACTTTTAAAACTATTTTCTATATCGTTACTTTTCATTTTTCCTTTGTCCAATAGTCTTTTGTATGCTTTTAGTTTTCTTCTTTCTCGAGTTACTGTTTTTGTACTTATCTTTTTTATTATTCTTCCTGTTGGTGTTAGTGAATAATTTATTTGTAATACTTTAAATTGTTGAGATAATTTTACTATTCTTGTTTTCCTATCATTAACTATTAATCCTAGTTTACTTGATATAATTTTTATTTCTTTTAGTAATTGCTTTAAAAATTCTTTATCTTGATGAATGATATAACTATCATCCGTATATCTTCCATAATATTTGCATCCTCTAACAATTTTTATATAATTGTCTATTTGTGATGGATACGAAATTCCTATATTTTGAGATGGTTGACTTCCAATATCTACGCCTTTTCCATTTTTATTATCTATATTAAATACATCAAATAGATTTTTTAAAATCCACATAGTAATTTTTGCTTCTTCAGGGTTTACTTTTCTTAAAAAATATTGTAACTTCTTTAAACATAAATCATGAGGAATACTTGCATAATATCCGCTAAAATCAATTAACAATATGTATCCCTCATTACTTTTATATTTTCTATAATATTGATGTAAGTGTGTTTCAAATCTTTTTCTATGAAAAGCCACACCTCTATTCTTTTGACTTGCACCATTATCATAGATTAAATATGGAGAAATAGCTGGACTTAAAACATTATCGCAAAGTAAATGATTAATTGTTTTATCAACCATATTATTACTTGTAATATGTCTTATTTTTCCTCGTTCATTTATAGTAAATTTTTTTCCTGCTACTGGTTTATATTTCCACTCTTTCAAATCTTTTAAAATTTGTGCTGTTTCTATCAAATGGTTCATTTCGAACAATTGTGATTGATATTTAAAAGGTGCTCCTTGAATTGCCTTTGTTCCAGCTTCATAAATTTTATTTGCATCATAAAAAATATTCATAAAAATCACTTTAATAGTATTACTGGTCGTAACCAAATACATAATGATTAGTATTTATCAATTCTGCTATTGAAGGGATAATCTTTCCTTTCCTTTTCCCATATCCATACGATGGAATCAAGTCCATATAAATAAATTGTATGGGTTGTGAAATCAGGACGAACACCGTTGACATTCGAAGCGTTGTTGTAACTCGAATTACCATTGTTGCTGACATTCGCGAAATTCGTAGAAGAAACGACATACAAAGATTACCCACTAATTATTATTTTTTTTATATTTTTTAAAAACCTATTGTCAGTTTGTCGAAGTGATTTTATCATATTAAATTCTTTTTGAATTTCTAGAACCAAATTCATATACTTATTCAAATCAGCATATAAACATTCTCCTGCATATTGCAATTCATCTTGAAGTGCATTACAACAAGCCATAGCTCTGTCCATTTCTATACGTCTTTCTTCAAACTCTGACATATATGTTGGAAATATTGTATTTGCAATTCTTAAATGCCTACTTATTCCTGTTGCTAATTCTATTACATTGTCTGATACTCTATTTATTTGATTTCTATAAAATTTATACATATTTTCTTTTATTCTTATTTGTTCCTTTTCATCAAGTCCTTTTATTCTATTGTTTATTTTCTCTTCTATTTTTGAAAATGTTATATAAAAATTATTTTCTGCTAAATTTGTTACTGCCATTCTTATCATATATGCATTATGAATTGTTTGCAATTTTGATTCTTTTCTTTCACTTTTCTTTATCTCTGACATTGTAAAATAATACTATTTCTCCTTTTCTATTTTTTCAACAGAAATTATATCATTTTTATTTTCTTATTTTAACTATCTTGAAAGCTAACTATACTATATGACAGGGCATAAAGCCCTGTCGATGTCTGATTACACGATTAGGAAAGCAGGACGAACACCGCTGACATACGAAGCGCTGCCGCAACTCGAACAACCAGTGGTGCCGACATTCGCGAAATTCGCAGAAGAAACGACATCTCTTAACCAGTACCAATATCTATCTCCAGCATCATTTCTAGCAACAATCGAATCATGTCTTAACCTGAATAATGATAATTGAGAATTGTCTATTTGATAATTGTTAGGAAATGTAGATCCATTTGTAGCATTTTTGAATATTTGACAACCATAAACCATTATCTCATTCATCAATTCTATATCAGAATCGTACCATGTTCCTCCGGTCTCACATCCATTTGAAACTGCATTTTGTAAATGATTTCTATGCTTTAATATGTGACTTGTTTCAAAATCATTTTTTATTACTGTTTTAAATTGTGCTAAATTTGTTTTATACATCGCACTACCAATATAAGCTCCATCAGTTATATTACTAGCATTCATTTGTGCTGTTCCCATTATTCTTTCCGGTATCATCAAAACATGAGGTTTTGTACATTCTGTATCTCCCATGTGTAATCTATAATTAATATCGGCTACTAAATATTTTCTACCACTTGTTTTTCCTATGATATAATCTCCAACGAATATATCATCAAATGTTCCTGCTGCAATTTGTTTACTTAATGTCCCATCATAAAATAAATCAGTAATATCTTTTCCTCTATAAATACTATTATGTGCACCTGCATTTTTTTCTACAAGTGCAGTAAGTAATGTGGAAATTTTAACTTTTTTAGTTGTTCCATTTTCCACATCAACAACAGGTAATATATCTGTTGTTTGAAGATTCTTTAATTCTTCAAGTTCTGAAATTTTTTTAATTCCCATAATTGTAAAATCCTCCTTATTTTTTTACATTCCAACTACTAATCTTGTATTATCCTCTGTTGCAATATAATATCCATCTTCTGTTATAATTGGCGAAATTGCATCTTCTAAATTCTCTCTTGTTTCATTTAAAATAGTAGTTAAATTATCTATTTCTAATTGTATTTTTCCTGCTGCATCTTCTGACAACTGATTTTTCATCTTTTCAAACCAATTAGTAAACTCCTGTTCTTCAGTATTAAAGAAATTTGCCATAATATTTTTAAATTCTGTAAAATATGTATCGTGTTCCGCTTCTTGATCTTCATAATATTTCTTATATGCCTCTTGCCATTGTGCATATAATGTTGATGTATCAACTTGATATATTAAACTTGTAACCCAAGGACATTCACTACTACCTCTACAGTCTTTTATTAAGTCTTGTGTAATTTTTATACAAGATGGACTAATCGTAATATCAGCTAATCTAAATTCAATGATGTTTTCTTCAGTATTTATTGATGGATGTACTGGGTTGCTTGATGCAGTCCCTTTTCTATATACTATATTTCCTGCTCTTCCTAATTGAGTTTTATCCATTTGAGCTATAATACTGTCTATTCTAGTTAATACATCAGAATTTTGTGCTGTAGTTATTGTCAAATTGCTTGGATTTTCAAACCACTTATCCCCAATTAGTGCATAACCTGCTGAAACTATAATATTCATCCCATTATTTGCAGTAAAAACTTGCAAATAATCGGAAGGTTCACCTTTTGGAGTTGCAAAAACACCATTACTTATTAATTTTCTATATGGTCTATTCATATCATCTGCTGAATAAACACGATCATTATTTATCGCATCAAAAAAACCAGCAGTAACTTCAAATTTTACATCGTTTTCCATTTTTGCCTCCTATTCACTTTTTATATTTTGAAATGTCGGTTCCATTTTATATCCATTATCATCTATACTCTCTAATATTTCAGATATCCTAACATTAATTGAAATTCCGTATTCATTTACAATATTTACAATATCACCTAGATTATAATCATCTTTATATGTATAATTAGCTCCTATAATAACATCTCCTGTAAAAGATGTAATTGATTTATATTCAGACATTTTTTCATATCCAACACTTTTTAGGTTTTCAATATAAATATTATTACATAATACTACTTCAGTAATTTCTCCATCATCATTTTTTGTTAAAATAGCTATATTAGTTCCGTTTACTTGATAATATATTGTGCCATTTATATTCTTTTCATTACCATTAGGATAACTACTTAATAATTCATCATAATCAATTGAACTTGAAACATCTCTTGCATCCACATATAATTCATGTCTGTTAATTCCTGTCCCACTACCAATTGTAACAGTTTTTCTTTCTATTCCTTCGCCTTCTCCTGCAACAATAGCAATATTTTTTATATTGCTATCATCTTTGGTATAATCCGTTGTAGATATGTTATCATAGTTTTGTGAAAATTGAACATAATCACTTCTATCTTTCCCTTTATATAAAGAAAATACAAATTTTCTATCTTTTATAACAATTTTATATCCCCACTCGTAATTCTGACATAATTCTTGAATTTTTGTACCTACATAATCATAAGTAACTTGTTCTCTTATTGTTTCTTTAAATCCTACTTTATCTGCTAATACAAAGTTTTCTATTTTTCTTTCTTTGTTGGTAGGATTTATTATAGAATCCGTAATTAAAGTTCTTATATAATCTTCAACTAATCCATTAAAATTCGTTTGTTTGGCTACTATTCTTGAATTTAGTATATTTTTTATATCTGTACCTGTTATAATTAATTGATCTCCATTTTCTTCATCAGTTTTTATTTCAATTTTTGTTATTTCGCAAACCATATCGTCTTTTTTCCTAGCAATATATTTGCATTCTTTTATTTTTTTGATATTTTCAATAGTTGCAGAAATAACAAGTTCACAATCTCCCAATTCATTATATCTAGGAACCCATAAAATACTTGAATACATATCTATTATGTATTTTTTAATTAAATCTTTATCTAACAAATATAATTCATCCATATAATTCTATACCCCTAAATATACACGATAATATTTAAAACTAATATCCACTAGCATATCCTTCTCTCCATCATCAGCTAAAAAACTAAATCTATTATCTCCAATTCCTAATTGAAAAAATGTTGATTCACTTCTAACTTGTGGAATTAAATTATATTCAACCGCTTCTCTAGTTAAAATTACCGATTTTTTTCCTCTATTACAATTAATTATTAATTTATCATTTTTCATAAAATCATAATCAATTATAAAATTTTCTCCTGTTTCAATATTACGAATTTCTAGCTTATTTACAGTTCCCATAAATCCAATATTAATAATTAAACCTGTTTCACTTTCACTATCGTTTATAACATTTGTTACCTTTTCAAGATCTACAGAAGAAATTGCAATAGGTTGATTACTATTTATAGAAAATGGGAAAGAGAATTTTTTTATTGTTTTTGAAATACTTTGAACTATGGTATTAATATCTTTAAAATATGGATCAGGACATAAAATAGAAATCTGTGCAACTTGTTTTTGAACGAATATTGGAACTTCAAAAGTTTGCACATATCCTTCTATAAAAACATTTCTGTTATCATCTTCATAATAAATTTTACACCATTGTTTATTTCTAAAATATTTATAAAGTTTTAATCTATTTTGAGAAACATCTCCATTTATATATACTGTAATAACAATTTCCCTATTGGGAATTTTTGAACTATTAAAGGCAGAACCATCTCCATTTGCATAGGTTGAAGTATTTATATTAGCATTTGGAGGGGTTATTCCTTCTATATTTGCTATTTGATAATCTTCTTCGTTATCTGTTAATTCAAGGACTGCTCCTTTAATATTTTCAACTTTTAAAGTAAACATTTTTGATTTCCCTCCTATGCATTTACTAGATTTAATAAATTCCTTGTCTGCCTATATAATTCTAGTCTAGATGGTTGTTTTGGAGCATTTATTACTTGAGTAAAATTATTAACATTAGATGTTGAATTAGATATATTGTTAATATTAGAAGCATTGTTTTTCATTTCTTCTTTCATATCATTTGCAACAGCTTTTATCCAGCCTTTATTTCTTTCAAGAGGAACAACCGCTTCTGCTCCATTTCCTTCAAGTAAACCAACTTGTCCTTTTTCTAATACCCCACCTCTATATAATTTTGGTATATTTAATGTATTGATTCTTGATATATTTACACCTGGAATTGCATTGATTATTCCTATCGCACCGTTAATCATATTAATAAATCCATTTACTGTGTTTTCTATCATTCCTAATAATCCATTAATACCTGATTTAACAGCTCCACTAATTGCATTTCCTATATTAGTTCCAATGTTTGAAAATTTATCACTTATTGTATTCCATAATCCTCCGAAAAAATTACCAATATTGCTAAAAATACCAGTAATATTATTCCAAGCTTCTCTAAATCTATCTCCAAACCATCCTCCTACATTAGAAAATACATTTTGTATTCCTTGCCAAGCACCTTGAAAAAATGATCCTAATTGTTCAGGTAATTGTGCTAATCCTTGGAATATAGAACTAATTATCTGTGGCAACGCCTTTAATAATTCCAAGCATATAGTTGGTATTGCTTGAACTAATGCCATAAATAATTGAATTGCACCTTGTAGTAATACTGGTATATTTTGTATTAAAACATTAATTATAGTAGTAACAATAGTTGGTATTTGAGGAATAAGTGCTTGTATAATCAATGGTATTGCTTGAATAATAGCCATTAACAATTGCACTGCTCCTTGTAATACAATTGGTAAATTTTCAACTAAGCCAGTAATAATAGTATTTATTATTGTTGGAATTGCATCTACTAACGCAGGAATTATAAGTGGTATAGCTTCAACTATTGAATTTAATAATTGTACTGCTCCTTCTATCAATCTTGGAATTGCATCTGTTAATCCATATAAAATAGTATTTATTATTTCATCAAGATTTTCTGTTAATGCAGATATTATCTCAGGGATTGCTTCAATAATTCCCATAAAGAAACTAAAGGCTGCATCGATAAGATCTGGCAAACTGTCAACCAATACTCCAATAATCTGATTTACAACTTGTACTAATGCAATAACTAGGTTTGGAATTGCATCTGTTAATCCATTTACAAGACTTATAATAATTTGAACTCCAGCTTGAAGTAATTGTGGAATTGCCATCTGCAAAACATCTATTATTTGAGGTATAATACCAATTATTGCATCAACAACCGTTGGTAAAGCTTCAATTATTCCCTGTAGTAATTTATTCATTCCATCCATTACATCAGGTAATAGTTCTGTTATTAAATCAACAATTTGTGGGAATAACTCGATGAGTAATGATATAATACTATCAATTACAATTTTTACTTTTGGAACTATATTTTGAATAACAGTTCCTATACTATCTATTAAATTTTCCATTAAAGTATCAAAATTTGCATTTTCATCTGCCATGCCAGTTAATAAATTACTCCATGCAGACTTCATTGCTCCAATAGATCCTTGAATTGTTGTACTTGCTTCTTTTGCAGTAGTTCCTGTTATGCCCATATTATCTTGAACCAAATGTATAGCTTCAACAACATCAGCATAACTTTCAATTGTCAAATTTCCAGCTTGTCCTTGTGCTTTTGCTAATTTGTTAGCATCTCCAATAAGTCTTTCCATTTCACTTTTAGTTCCACCATATCCAAGCTTCAAATTATCAAGCATTGTATAGTTTTGTTTTGCAAAACCTTGATATGCATTTTGTATAGATTCCATTGATGTACCCATTTTATTTGCATTGTCAGACATATCTGTAATTGCTTTATCAGCTACTTCTGCTGATTTTGCAGTATCACCATTTAAACTTTGTAATAATGATGCAGAAAATGAAGTTACAGTGTCCATATATTCATTTGCAGAAAGCCCAGCAGTTTTATATGCATTATTAGCATAATTTTCTACAATGCCTGAGCTGTCCTTAAATAATGTTTCAACACCACCAACTAATTGCTCATAATCAGAATAACTAGCTATTGCCTGTTTACCAGCATTAAGTAAAGCACCACCTAATTTCAAAATCCCATTTATGCACCCTTCAACCGCATCTGCTGCTAAATTTGCTAATGCTCCTTTAAGAACTGTAAAACCACCATTTGAAGCATCATCTGCTGATTTCCCAGCACTATCGATACTTTTATCTAATTTATCAGCAGCACTATCAAGTTCCTGCATTTTGGTTTTATTATCATTTAAATCACCTGATAATGTTTTAATTTCTTTTGCTAAATTTTTGGCTTCTGATGAATTTTTACCATATTGTAGTACCGCATTCTTATATGCCTCTTTTGTATCATCTACCGCTTTTTGTTGATCGTCTATTGTGTCAGATAATTTACTTGTACTACTATTAGCTCTTTCTTCAGCTTTTTGTAAATTTTGTAATTGTGTACTATAATTACTGTATTCTTTTTCAATTTTATTTACCGCAGCCTCTTGATTGTTAATAGTAACTGTTAAATTCGATATTTGTTGTTTTATGCTTGAATGAGCTTGTTCTGCGGAACTCAATTGACTTTGTAAATTTCTAACTTCATCAGAATTTTCTCCATAGGCTCTTTTTGCATCTTCTAGTTTTTTCTTCAAATTTTCAATTTCACTAGCAGACTGCTTTTCATATTTTTGTGCAGTTTGTAACTGCGTTTGATATGATTGCAATTTACTAACTTGTGCTTCCATCGTAGATTTTAATTGTTTCAACTTTGCACTTAAACCATCTGTAGACTTTGTCCAATCATCCATACCAGAACTTGCTTTTTTAAATTCGGAATTTGCGAGTTTAATATAATTATTAGCTTCAGATATATTCTTTTTTAAATCCGATATATCCAATTTATATCGAGTTGTAATATCTTCTCCTTTTGCCACTTACTTTCCTCCTTTCATCAAGCAAACTAAAACCAGCTATCACTAGCTGGTCTTCTTATTTGTTTTTTCCTTTTATTTTTATTGTTTTGATTATTTGCTTCATCATAAATTCGTAATCTTCTAACTAATAGAAAAATCTCTCTCATTTTTTCTTTTCTTATTGAAAATGGATCAACCGTTGGAAAACGATTACATATTTCCATTTCAAGTTCAAAGAATATTTGATAGAGGGGAATAGCAGTATTCCCCTCTTCTAGTTTTTTCCATCATTTCCTTTTGTTATTTGATTTATAGAATAAGCTATAATTTCGGCTATAACATTCATTATTTCTTTTAATTTTGTATGTCTTAATTCTTCATCTGTTAATCCATCAAAAACTTCTTTTAGCAATGGTTTAACAATATTCATTGAACTTGCCAAAACTTTTGCAATTGCTTTTAGTAACTCTGCTTTGTTACTAGCTTGAATATTATCAATATCAATAACATCCAACAAATCTTCTACTGTTCCAAACATTAAATCGTAAGTTTCAGCAGTATATGTTTTTGTTATTTCTTTTTTGTCGTAGATATTTAATTTTAAATCCATATTTTTTTCCTCCTATTAGGCTTTTGCCTTTAAAGTATCTATTGTTGTAACAGTATCAAAGAATGTACTAACATCTGCTAGGTCTTTAGATAAATCAACATTAATAGCTTTTGCAGTTTTACCTGTTTTGGTGAATTTATGTGTTGTTGAAATTCCTGTATATGTTACTTCTTGACCGTTAGAGTCTGTTCCATCATTTTCTGTTGCATGTGTACTATCAGGAATACTAAATGTTCCTTTATGTCTCCAAACATATACTTCATCACCATTAGTTTTCTTTGTTTTATAACCAAGAGCAAAGTATTTGATTTTTCTTTCTCCCTCAATTAATGTTCCTGTTGTTTCATCATAATCTTGTCCTGTTATAAATGCTAATTTATCTAATGGAAGTACAGATGTAGAACATTTTATTTCATCTGCACCAACAGAGTTGATTACAATTGCAGCCATATTATTATAATATTTTGATTCACTTGAATTACTTGTACTTTTTGAAATTTCTCCAACACCAGCTAATTCATATACCTCTCCTGTTTTGTAGCCTTCTCCTTCTTTATTATTATCAGATAATACTTCTGCCACAACTAAATCTGTGACACCTCTATACTCAACGATTTCATCTAAATTCTTATTCATATAGATTTTACCTCCTTATAAATTTTCTATTATTCTTACTGCTATACCTCTTCCAGTTTGTGTGGGTTCATCACTTTCAACATCATATCCTTTGCCACTCACAATAAACCCATCCCTTTTTAATTTTTCTTTTAAATTTAATAATTCTTTATCTATTAGGTCAGAATTGTTAGAATAAAATGCAACAATAAAAAGCCATACAATTTTATGTTCTTCATTATTGTAAAAAGCATCTCCATCAGAAGACATATTTTTAAAAGTGAAGTACGATTCAGGATAACCTTCTTCTTTATTCATCGTACCTTGTTGAAAATATGGATAATTCATGCTCTCTAATACTTTTGTTAATTTATCTTCCATTTACCCTTCCAACCTCCTTATTTCATTATTAAATATTTCTTGTTGTGCTTCTAATACTTCTTTTCTTGTGCTTGTACCAAAAATTGCATTATACATTTTTTTATCTTTTTTATGCTCTGCCATAATTCCAAGATTTTTTCCGTATTGGTTACTAACACTGTGGCTTTGTGTTCCATACATCAAAAAAATTGAAGCTAGTCCACCCTCGCTTATGCTAAAACCTACTTTTACACTTGCTAATGTACCAGCCCATTCAATTTCTGCTTCTTTTTTCAAAGCTTTTTCAGTTCTCTTAGTTTCATTATGTGGTGTAATCGCTTCTTGTGCTTTTTTTGTAATAATTTCGTGGGTTTTCTTTAATGATTTTTCTGATATATTTTTTGTATTTGCATTTAATTTATTAAGCCTTGCTATTGCTTCATTAAAACCCTCAAATTCCAAATAAGCCTTGTTACTCATACTAAGCACCACCTTTTAATCTTTTGACCTTAAATTTTAAAAATTGATGTCTTTGATTTATATCTTCAGGTTCATTTATTATATCGAATACAGCCTTATCTTCAGCTCTTGCAATTCTGCAAACACCAGTAATATCTGATCGATACATAGTTTCAATGTTTGCTGTATCTTCAATGGAATACACACCATTTACCGTTTTCTCCGTTCCACCATAAGTTTTAAAACTGCCAAAAAAAAGATTAATAGAATTACCATTTTTATCTTTTTCTGCTAATGCTTCATCAACAGTTGGATATTCCTTATTAGTGACACCCTTTTTTGTTGAAATCTTTGGTATAAGTAAAACAAGTGGAATAGGATTGGTTATATTTATTGAAAATCCACTCATTTTCCATCACCATCCTTATATGCTAGTTGAGTAGCTCTTTGCCAAAAGTATGATGATAAATTTGCTTTTTGAAAATATACATCATCAACACCTCTTGCAATCACACCAGCTGATTTTACATCATTAACAACAGATGATGGAATTCCTCCATCTATCATCAATTGTTGTATTTCAGCAATCCAATTTTTAAGAATTGTATCTTGGTAAGTTCCTGTAATTCCCAAGCATTCCTTTACTTTTTCTAACATATTACTGCTCCTTTTTTAGTCTACTTTTTCAACTAATCTTCTTGTATCAGATAATAATTCACTTGCTCTTTCTTTCTCAAATTCAACAATATCATTTTCTTTATAGTCTCTATCATTGTATTTGTCTGTAAATGCAATCCTAATTTTAAGTTTTATTTTTTCATTATCTGATCTTTTGTTGTTTGTCTTTCTACTTGTTTTTTCTTTCTCTTCTTGTTCTTCTAAATGTTCTGTCTTTTCTTCATTTTTTTCTATAGATTCTTCATCTACATCAGTATTTTTTTCAATTGTAACTTCAGGTGAATTAACATCTATTACATCATTTTCCTTTAAATCTTCTCCTGATACAATATCATTTTCATTAATTACAACTTGTTCTTTTTCAACAATTTCATTTTTTTCAGCAGTTTCATCTGCTTGATTTTGTGTTTTTGCCATTTTATATACTCTCCTTTTTTAAAATAATGAATTAAGGGGATTCTCATCCCCTCATCTTACCCTTTTACAGATTTTTTTAATAAATAGATATAGTTTGTGTTTAATGGTTTACCATCTAAAATAACTAAACCTTTTGTAATCCATTTATTTTTATCTTCATCGAAATATCTCTTATATCCAAATGTCATATTTGAGTTAATACCATAAGCTTTTTCAGGAACCCAGAATATTCCAAAATATTCTCCATTTGCACATAAATCAAATGATTTGAATAAATCTTGTTCTGTTCTAAGTACAGGATATTCATTGAATTTATATTGTTTATCACTAGCATCAAATCCAGCCTTATTTATTGGTTGATTATTAGCATCTTTTAAAGTACATAAATTACCTACATAAGTTTGTTTTGCCATAGCAAATTCAGGATTAGCTCCTTCCATTCCTAAAGGTATATTAGCAAATAATTTTTTCTCCCATGCTGTCCAATCTGCAATTTCTTCTTCTGTAAATTCTATAATGTTACTTGCTGGTATTCTTTTTAATCCTGCTGCAACATCTGTAAGAATTCCAGTTGGTTGTGCATTTCCTGTACCTTTTAAAACTGCTATATCTCTAGCTTTTAAATAAGCAGTTAATAAAGCATTTATTAATTCTTTTTCAAATACTTCTACACTTAATATGCTTTGAAGTAATGATTGTGCTATTCTTATTTCTCCAATATGGTAAGAGAATACAACACTTCCTGTAGCTCCATCAACTTTTTGATCTTCGCTGACACCATGTTCTTTGTCAGCTCCATCTGTTCCACTCCATGTAAATGTTGCATCAAAGTCAGATATTGGAACTTCAACACCACCTTGAACATTTAACATACGAACTCTTGAAGAAAATTGTCCATATGAACCTTCTATTTTTTTAATTAATTCTTGTAATACTGTATGTGGAATCAATACTCCTAATGCATCACTTGTTACTTCTCCTGCTGCTCTTGTTTCAGTGCGATATTGTGTTAATATTTCATTTAATTTTGCACTTCTTGTTCCTGTTTGAGCATATTGTTTGAAAGCCATTCTATATTCCATTGAAGAAAGTATATCTTCTTCATTATTTGAAGCTTGTCCTCTTTGATTCATTTTTGCTCCTCCTATAACGTTTAAAACTGCATTTGGATTAAATCCATTTGCACTTCTTCCTTCATTTGCTTTATCATCTTTTTTGTCATCTTTGTTATCTTCTGCACCTTCATCTTTGCCATCATCATTTCCGTTGTCTTCTTCTAATTTTTTTAATTGCTCTTCTGCATCATTAATTTCATCTCTTAATGCTATTAGTGTTTCTCCTAAACTTCTTACCTCATCAATATCTTGTGAGTTTTTCATTCTTTCTTCTTTGTCCTTTAATTCTTTTCTTTTTCTTTCAATTAAACTTTGTAAAAATTTTTTCATTTTAAAATCCTCCTAATAAATATTTTATTTTTAGCTTTTCAAGCTCTAATTGTTTTGGAGTAGTCTCCACCGCTCCACTTCTAGCAGTGTCCACCGCTAGTCGTGCAGTATCCACCGCACTTTTATCTCTAGCAGATATTGAAGTATCTTCATATGCAGGAAATGTAACTGCACTAACTTCAACAACTGTTGAAATTGATTTAATATGTCTTGTTGGATAATCAGTGTCTAAATCTTCCCATTCTTCATCTTCGATTCCAAACATAAAAGACATACCTGTTATGTCTCCTCTCTCTATTGCACTATATAAATTTCTAGCTTCTGTATTATTTTCTATATCTAATTCAACTTGAATTTCCATTCCTTTATCATCAACAGATAACTGCATTGTTGAATTTTTTGTATTTCTTCTTGATCTTGCAAGAGGTATCTTTGATTGATCATGATTTACTAAAAATCTAACATCCTCTAAATTCGTATTTTTCAATGCTCCTTTTTCAATTACCTCTGCAAACATTCCTGCAATATCAGTTTTACTTTCATATACTATTGGTCTTCCAATTATTATATTTCCTCTTTTTTCATCTTTTTGAGCACGTATATCGAAGTCATAATTTCTTCTAATTAACTCCTTGTTCATCTTTTTTACCTCCACCCTCATTATTTTTTTGTTCATCCGTTTTATTATTCTCTGCATTTGTTTTATTACTTGACATAGCAATTTGTCCTACTAATTCAGGAAGTGGTTTCATTCCAAATGCTGTACGAACTTCATTTTTATAGCAACTTCCACTATCAACCAGTAAATCAAATAAATCTATTTTTTGTCCTGTATCCATAAAAATCAACTCATGTGGATATAATACAACCGCATTTCCAAAGCCTTTCTCCCTTTCCGTGAATAATCCCATTGTGATTGCTTCTCCTGTTTTCTTAATTATTGGTTCAAGACTTTTTTGATAAAAAGCTTCATATTGAGCTTTTGTATAATCTCCTGTTAATATTGGAAGAGAAACTCCCCAATTTCTTAATATCTTTTCATCAATAAATTTTAATGTTGTTGCATCTACTAATTCTATTTTATTTTGTAATGGTATATATTCTCCTTTTATATCTAATGGTAAAAATCCACTTTCATTTTTAGAAAGTCTTTCTTCTATGGCTTTTATATTTTTTTCCATCTTTCCATCATCTAATAAAGTGTTATATTTAATTACTCCATTAATAGAAAATGAACTCTTTAGAGCTTTAGCAACTCCTTGTAATAAAGTATCATTTAACTCTAATGTTTTTAATAATGCTTTATTATCTGGTTGTCCAAATTCATTTCCTCCCATTAGTTCATTTATTGAATATCTATATCTAATATGTATAACATCTGAATAAGCTAATATTGTCTCATATCCATTAAAAAACTTAAATTTAATTCCTAATTTTCCTTTTGGATCTTGTAAAAAAGTAACATCTGTTGGTTGTATTGGATAGAGTGCTGTAAATTCTTTATCTCCTTTGTTATTTCTTACATAAGTTGGAATAATAAAAGCATTATAATTAAGAAATAATTGCCAAAATACTTTTTCAAAGAAATCACTCTGTGTCATTCTTTCATTTGGTTGATTTAATAATCTTTGAATTGTGCTACTTTCAACAGGTACTAAATCACTTCCATTTTTTCTGATATGAAATGGATTTACTTTTGTTAATTCTGTTACTAAACATGATATAGCTTGTTGCACTACATCACTAGCATATATATCTTGACCAAATTGCGAAAAAATTGGAATGTATCCATTTAGCATTTCAGCATATTTCATATTATCATTTTTAGGTTTCTTAAATTTGTTAATAAATTCAATTAGATTCAATGCTTTTTACCTCCTTAATTTCTAAAATATCACATCCTCTATTATTCATATAAAAAGAATACATTGCCTCTTCTTGATTTATCGCATTAATATTCTCAATACGAATATTAGAATTTTTTTGATATTTAATTCTATATTTTTTCATCTACTTCTCCTTACTATCTTATAAGTTTATGAAATTCATTACGATAACGTCTATATACTTCATATAGAATAATCAATGTAACTGCTCCATCAATTCTTTTACTTGCTTGATTCTTAACTTTTACACACATTATATTTCCATAGTTGTCCATTTCCATTGCTGAATTCCCTAAACACCATTTGTCCATAGAATTTTTATTATAGTTAATTTTTTGGTCTTGTAATTCGGCTTCTACAAGTTTCATTGCATTTGATAAAACTTTTCCTTGTAAAATCATTTCTGTTTCAAAACTAAATTCATTCATTCTATCTGTAAATGGTTTTGAAAATCTTTGATCATAACCTGCCATGTAAGTTTTTATTCCATAATTTTTATATAATTCATAAAACCAATCTGCTATTTTAGAGATATCAATTTCATTTCCCTCATGTATTGTAAGTAATCCTTCTCTTGCCCATTCTTCATATTTTGCTCCTGCTTCTTTATCGTTACTATCCTGTAATTTACTTTCTGGTATCCAATAATGCGAATATACATATTTGGTTTTATCATTTGGTTTCATCAATAATATTTTTGCATTTGATAAGTCTGTTGTTTCTGATAAGTCAACAGCACCCAAACAAAAAGAACCTCTAAAATCTTCTAGATTAAAAGGTTCTGTTTCATAGCTATAATCTTCAAGCATTAGCCATGATTGAGCATTATTTTGTTTTATATTAAAATCTTTACAAAGAGTATGCATTCTTTTGGATTTTGATGTTTTAGATTTTTCAATTTCCCCTCTTAATGACTTCCACTTTTTTACCACTCCTAAACCCGGATTTGATTTATACCAACTTTGTTCATCTTGCCATATTTCTTCTTCACTATCTTGTGTATATAACCATGGTAAATAATGTATATCATTAGTTTCATCAAATAAAACTTCTCTTGCATATTTTAATTCGTTATCTAAATAACCATCATTTATAAAACCTTCAGTTGTTAAATTTATAAATAATGGTTCATCTTTTGTTGACATTGATTTCTGCCCTGCCTCTGCTATTTCATCATTTGGTGCATCGTGGCTTTCATCCATATACATTTTATCTATATTTCTACCATCTTTGTTTTGAGTCTTACTTGACATTTTAAAAATAGTAATGTTCTTTTTTGTATTACATATAGCAGACATATTTCTGTGTGTAATTCTTGAATGTGGATCTATTCTTTTTCTCATATTATCTATTTCATTCCATAAAAGACTGGCCTGTTTGTCATCATTAGATGCACAAACAATGTCCATCCCACCCTCTCCAATTCGCAAATCAGTGTGAGCATCTGCTGCCATTAATGTTGTTTTGCCGTTTTTTCTTGCAATTAGTAAAATTACATTTTGAAATCTTCTTGCCCATCTATTTAATTCTTCATCAAAAAACTTAAAAGAATATACAACTTCTATAAATGCCTTCTCCCAAAGTAATAATTGCATTGGAACATTATAAAATGGTTTTTTACTTTGTAAGCACAAGTTCTCCATAAATTCTATTCTTAAATGACTTTCACTTGTATCATATCTATATTGGGGATTGTCTAAATCTTTAATTAATTTTTGTAATTCTGTTTTTAATTCTAATCCAACTATTATATTTCCTTTTTGTATTTCTTCATAATATTGCTTTAAATAATTAACCTCCAAATTTCTGTCGCTCCTCTAGAAATTTTTGAACTGGATCATCTTCTATTTCATGTCCATTTATCATAGAATACACCATTCTTATTGCATTCATATAACTTTGTGAACATTCCTTATATAATCTTGAAGCTTTAGTTGTTCTTTGTTGAGTTGGATTTTTAGGATTTACTTGTATAAATGGCAATTTTTTTAATTCTTCCATTCTTTCTTCCAAAAAGGCTATATTGTCTAACATTGGATTTATTAATTGTTTCTTGTTATCCTCTATATCTTTAAAAATTTCATCTAAATTTTCCCTTCTTGTCAAATATAATCCCTTCTTTCTGTATCTATTTTTTTCAATTCAAAAAAAATGAAAATTTTGCTTTGTGTGAAAAAGAGGTTCCCCTTACAGTCCCCACCATAAAAATATGAATCTGCCTTGGCGGGGGGCTATTCTTGAAAACTCTCAAACCATTCATTTATATATTTTTTCCAATTTTCATCTTTTGCTCTACTTAAACATATTTCTTTATCACAATCAATATATATAAGCTCTGCACCTAGTTTATCAGCAAGTCTTTGTCTTTCCATCTTCAATGGATAAGTTCCTACAATAAAAGCATTCTGCCAATTTCCTAATCTCATTTTTACTTGATCTATTAAACAATTTCTTGTTTCAAAAATGTTTTGTTGTAGCTTTCTTGGTTTATTGTACTTGTCGCAAAAACTTATGCATTCCCATATTTTATCTATATCTATTATTAAATCATCTGCTGTTCCCATGCTTTCAACCCATGTTGATTTACCTGCACATGGCGAACCATAAACTATATATACTTTTTTAGGTAATTCATATCCAAATCTATGATGCACTGCATTATGACATTTAAAATGTATAAGCATTATATTGTCAGGATTAAGACTTATATTATAATCATTTACATTACTATTATTTAATGGTATTTTATGATGTCCTATACAGTCATAAGCTTTTACTATTTCCTCTCCGCAATATTCACAAAGTAATTTACCACTTTCATTTACTCTTTCTAACTTTAATGTTTGTAACAGGTTCTTCCATTCTTTTGATTTATATAAATCATGAGCATTCTCAAACATATTTTTCATTCCTTTACCATAAATCATTTTCAGCTTGTTTTTCTTTTAATTCTAATTCACGTTTACTAAATCCTAGCTTTATCATATTTTCCCTACTTTTTCTTTTAGCTTCTGTAACTCTTGTAAGTCCATCTTCTATTCTTTGTATTTTATCAAGAGTTGCTTCCGCTTCTGTTGTAGTTTCTATATTTCCTTGACTATTGTTTTTCTTTTTTATACTTCCTATTGTCATATCTCTTTCGGATTGTTCTAATGTCATTATTCTTCGCATCATTCTTAACTCTCTAATTGTCAATAGTTTATATTCTTCTATATATTCATTTAACAATAAACTATCTGTATTTTCTACTTTTATTTTCTTAAATATGCTTTTTTCTTCGTCTGTTAATACATTTTGAAATATACTTTCGTATTCCCCTGTTGTAACCGCATTCTTATTTCCAATTGGTGGTTGTCCACCTTTGTTATTTTTTGCATTTTTATTGCCTTTTAGAACTTGGCTTTTATCTCTTGTTAGATTATATTTTCGTATAATCTTTTTTAAATCAGGTAATGTAATGTTGTATTTTTTAAATATGTCTTTATATCGCATTCCTTGTAAATAATCATTTTTTATATTTTCTTCTTTTCTCTGGGTCAATACAACTCACCCACCTCCATTACTTTTTTTCCAATTCTGCTTTTTGTCCTGTTAGTTTTTCCCATCTTCTAATAATAACATCACAATATTTTGGATCTAATTCCATCGTATAACATTTCCTATTGGTTTGTTCTGCTGCTATCAATGTCGAACCGCTTCCACCAAACAAATCTAGTATTAATTCATTTTCCTTACTAGAATTTTTTATAAGATATGCTAATAAATCAATAGGTTTCATTGTTGGATGTTCTTCATTCTTTATTGGTTTATCAAATTCTAATACTGTAGTTTGATTTCTACTATCAGTAAAATAATGTGCTTTTCCTTCTTTCCAACCATATAAAATAGGTTCATGTCTCCATTGATAATCTTGCCTTCCCATTACAAATTTGTTTTTAACCCAAACTAAACATTCAGCTAATTTAAATCCTACAGTTTTAAATGCATTTCTAAAATTCATTCCTTCTGTATCGGCATGAAAAACATATATACTTCCTCCACATTTAATAGAATCATACATATTTCTAAAAGCATCTATCAAAAAATTATAAAATAGAGTATCTTCCATATTATCATTTTTTATTGTCAGTTTTTCCTTTGTTCCACCCTCATAATTAACATTATATGGTGGATCTGTTAAAATCATATCTGCCTCTTTGCTCTTCATTAATTGTAGTACCGCTTCTTTTTGTGTACTATCTCCACACATTAGTCTATGCTTACCTAATATCCAAATATCTCCTAATTTTGAAATTGGTTGTTCTATTTCTTTTAGTTCTTCTTCTAAATCAAACTCATCTTCTTTTGAACCAGTTATATCTTTTAATATATCGTCTACTTCATCAAATGAAAAACCCGTATTTTCCATATTAAAGTCTTCTTTTTTTAATTCTGCCATCAATTCTTCAAGTTTCAATTTATCCCATTCACCCGATACATTTTCATTATTAAGAGTAATATTGCAACCTTTTTCTTTATTTTTATCATAATCTACAACTACACATTCTATTTCCGTGTAGCCTAAATCCTCTAGTATTTTTAATCTTTGATGACCACCGATTATTGTCATATCTTTATTTACAACAAGTGGTATTACACATCCATACTCCGTTATACTTTTTTTAATTTTTTGATATTCTTCGTCTTCCGGCTTTAGATCTTTTCTTGGATTGTACTTTGCTGGTTTTAATTCTGTTATTTTTATTTTTTGTATATTCATTTTGATACTCCTTAAAACATCTTGTTTCAAATTTACAAGTTTTACACTCTCTTAACATACATCTACCCAAATTCATAGGCACATACCTCTTTTGTAATTATTGGTTGCGGACATAGGATTCGAACCTCGTCTATGGGATATGACCCCATTATGCTTCCTTTGCACCATCTCCGCAATATAAAAAATAGTCACCGACAAATATATCGGCGACCTCATTACAAAGGAGAAACAAATAGATATTCATATTTTTCTCGATTATAATTATAACATAGCATTTTTTATAAAAATATATAAAAAATATATAAATTTTATATAATTTTTCTAAACTTTTTTACTTTTATTATATTCATGTTGCATTTCCTTTATAGATTTTTCTATTGTTTTATGTATTGCAACATAACCTCTGTCTTTTTTTGTTGCTATTTCCTCTATACTTATTTTCTGATAAAATCTCATATCAATAATATCCTGATTATATTTTTTTAATGTTTTAACTAAATCCTCTACAATTTTAATTTTATTTTGTAATTCATCCTTATATCTTTGTTTTTCTTCAATTTTTTCTTGTGCATTTATTATTGCCTCTTCTAATTGTGATTTTGTATAACCTTTTGCTTTTGGTAAACCATCCATATTTGCACTTTTTAAATCGTAAATCTCCGCTTGTATTTCTTGTATTTCACTACTTGTAATACTTATTCTTAATTTATATACATTATAATTTTCTAATACCTCTTGAACATTCATCTTTTGTTCCTCCTATTCTAAAAAAAATATAAATTTCATTTTAATTTCAGCCATTTGATACCTCCAATTTTTCTATTGTGTTTATTTTCATTTTTTTATTATACACAGTAAATTTTCTTGTTTCGTTCTTACAGCTGTCTATGTTTATTGTTTTTTATGTTTTATTGTTTTTCATACAAATTCTTGACTATATTGTAATATCTCAAATATGTATATTTTTCTTTATTTCCTTGAACAATCTTATTTATTTCATTTCGTTGTATTCCTTCACTTTGCAAAAGTTTAATGAATTTCTTTTTGCTTATTTTTTTATCCAAAATAGTATATATAAAATTATTAACAGCTTTCTTTGTATTATCAAATATATCTGCACTTATTTCTGCTATTGTATTAGCAATTTGTTCAAATACTTCCACTACTGGTTTCATAATGTTATCAATAAGTTTTTTTATTTTCTTTTCCGCTTCTATATATTCCTCTTCTAATAGTCCTACTTTTAAATTATCTCCATCACAAATAATTTTAGAAAAATATCCACTTTTGTTTAAGCATTGAACTTGTCCAATTGTAATATTTTTATAACTAATCTCCTTCATTACTATCTCCTCTTAAATTTATTTGTAATTGAACTTCCTTTAACATTTTTTCTTGTGCTAAATTATAAAATTGTTTTTTTATTTCAAATCCATAACAATTTCTATTCATTTCTGCACAAGCCCTCAATGTACTTCCACTTCCAGCAACAGGATCTATAACCACATCTCCTTCATCTGTAAATATTTCTATTATTCTTTTTAATAATCCAACTGGTTTTTGTGTTGGATGTATTTTAGGATATTGTTTTGAATTATCCCTCTTCCATTCAAACCAGTTAAATATCATGTGTTTTTTTCCATCTACTCCAATATTATTAAATTTTGGTAGTTTATCTCTATATAATACAACTGCATATTCTGTTGCTCCAACAACCTTCATATTTGCTTTTAATACTTGAGCAGAATAATTTTTTATAAATACTAATGGATAACTTTTTAATAATCCATGTTTTTTCCCCTCATCAATAACACTTTGTATTTGTTCAAATGCACAGAACACAACCATTGCAGGTGCTTGTCCTTTTTCTTTTGGTTCTTTTTTTAAATATCTTGTGCAAAAGTCAAAAAAGTTATTTATTTTAAAATCTTTATCTGTATCAAAAAATGTTTTATTTGCTTTATCACTTTCTCCGTTTTTATTATCTCCACCAACATACCACATTGGATTACTTGCATAAGCATTATTTCCTAGATTATATGGTATATCAGCAATTATAAGTTGTGCATGTGGTATTCCGTATCTTTTTGCATTTTCAAAATGATCATTATACAATTCAATCTTTAGTCCCATTTTAATCCCTCTTCTTTCTTATGTTTATTTTTTTCTTTTAAAAAATTCTTTCCAAAAAGATGACATTTTCTCTATTTCTTCCTGTAATAATTCTACTATTGGCTCTCCTATTTCCATAGCCCATCCGATTATGTTTGCTACTATCCAAAAAATAAAGTATATTGGGCTTAATAAAATAACTAATAATTTAAATAATATTTCCTTCATTTTTTTCCTCCATATTAACTATTTTTTATGACATTTATAAAATCAATTCCATATTTTTTTGCTATTAAATATGAAGTATATCCATCCTTTAAATTATTGTCTTTATCTACAATTATTTGTGTTTCAAAATTTTGATTTTTCTTAAAATATTCTATTCTTTCTTTCATTTTTTCAATTCTTGGTTTTTGAAATTCTTTAGGTATTCTTATATCATTGATTCTCATTATTTTTACTTTATTTAATTTTTTTAAATCATCTGTTAATTCATTTATAATACCAAATTGCAAATTTATTAACTTGTCCGCTTCATATATAATTTTGTCTTTTTCTTGGATTAACTTATTATCAAAATATTCTATTAATGCAATATTTCCCCATAAAATTGCACATACTATACATGTAAGATTTTTAGAAATTATGGAAATAACAACTTCATATACTATCATTATTAAGCAAAACAATATAGTTGCATTTCTCCATTTATCACTTTTTACTTTTTCATTATAAAATTTCTCTTCCAATTTATTCTCTTTTTTTATTTTTTCATTGCTACATCTATAATTTCCATCCATGGTTCTTACTATATTGCATAAATCATTTTCGTTATATCTGTTTGCACATTTGCTGCATACTTTCTTAATATATTCTTTATCATTCATTTTATTTTCTCCCTTCTATTAGCTCTTGTAATTCTAATATTCTTTCATCGATTGCTTTTATTCTGTCAACATCAGAAAACCTATTACAACTTAGTAACATTTTCTTATATTTTTCTTTTCTTCTTCACTCATTGGTTATCCTCCACTTTCTCGACTAATCCCGCTTGAATTAGGTCGTATATTTTATCTAAAATTTTCGTTTCGTCTCTACATTCTGGATAAGTACAATAATCTATTTCTCTTTTTTTATTAATAAAAAATTCAACATTGTAATCTTCTATTCTATCGTTTTTTATTTCATCTTTATTAAATTCAGATACACAACAATAAACATTTTTATATAAAGTTTTTTCTTCATCCATTATGTTTAGTTTTAATAAATACTTTTCCAATTCTTTTAAGTCTACTCCGTCTTTTATTTTTAACATTACTTATTCCTCCTTAATTTAAAATTTCATAGCTTTATCAACCACAGGACCTTTTTTATTTTTAGTAATAATTAGATTTTTTATTGCCTTTCTTTTCTCTATATATTCTGGCAAATATTTATTCATATTTATTAGTTCTTTTTTATTTTTGTTACCACAACACCAGCAACTTACTCTTTTTAAAATATCATATAATCTAATATCGTTTTCTTCCCAATAAAAACCTCTTTCATAACAATATTTTAAACAATTTTCTTCAGTCATTCCGCCAATCTACAAGTGGCAATAATTTATGTTCATTTCTTTCTTTTTTTATTCTTTTAGTCTCATCTGATGCAATGCCTATATATTCTTTATAATCTTGTCCATATTGTGATTTTAAATATTTAGATATAGTATTATTTTTTTCTGATGTCCCCCACCTACATATTCCACCACATATTCCATATCCATATTGAATTGTACCATCTCTTTTATGTACTCTTTTTTCTAACATCTTATATAAAAAATCTTCTTTTGGTTTTAATTCTGTGTATTTTATTCTTTTTTTTTCTAATAAATCTTTTACTATATTTCTTGTATCATATATTGCTTGGAATTCCATTCCAGTATCATAAAATATAACTTCATCTATTTTATATTGTTTTTCTATTAGCAATAATAACATTGCTAAACTGTCTTTTCCAAAACTTACACTTGCTATATATTTCATTCTTCATCATCCTTTGCTACTTGCAATATACACATTATTGCCATACCTATAAAATCTCCTATAAATAATCCTATTAAAAATTTAATCATTCGCTTTCCTCTTTCTTTTTCATTTTACTAATTTTTAAATCTTCTAGAACTCTTGTTTTATATATTCTAGTTTCCCAATTTTCTTTTAAATTTCTTATATTTTTTAATAATTGTGCAATATCACCTGTGATTAGTTTATTGTTATATTTATCTGCAAATCCTTTTAATGTTGATAAAAATTCGAGCTTATCTTTTATTACTCTTCTTTCCTGTCTAACATTTCTCAACCTTACTGCAACTTTTGAAAGTTCAAATGCATTTAACTTACTTAACTCTATCTCATGTAATAGATCATCTTGTTCTAATTCTTTAATTCTTAATTCATTTTTCAAATCTGAATTTGTTCTTTCAATATATGTAAAAAAATAATTCATTTCTTTTGCAAATTCTTCAACTTCATCTATATTATCTATTTTCATTTTTTGCCTCTTCCTCTCTTGTAATTCTTATCCTTAATGTTCTTTTTATAAAATCTTTACAAGCCTCTTGCTGTGAGTTTTCTATTTTATTACAAAAAGGATATTTTCCACATTTTATACACTTCATGTTTATTCTCCTAATATTCCTCAATTTTTACATAAATTCTTGGTGTTCTACTATATTTCTTTTCAATTTCTAATTTTGTAACTTGTGTATCATCTTTAAAAGCAAATTTATTCATAGCATCCAATACTATTTTTACAATATTATCTGCATCAGGCTTTTTAGTTGGACTTATAATATTGGCTAACATTTCCGCTTCTTTCTTTTTACTTGTACTCTTTGGAATTCCAAAATAAGCTATTATTGTAACTTTTACTCTAGATTCTATTGTTGTAAAATTAGGATATTCTCTAATAAACCATTGTCTTAAAAAATATTCATAATTTTTTGTATTAGTTGGTGTATATGCTCTTCCTGTTCTTGTATTCATTCGCGGTCTTGCTTTTCCAACTACATCTCCTAGCATTTCAAATTCATACATCATTGGTATCACCTCTCTACTTCTTTAAGCAATTACTATATCATCTATTTCACAAATATAGCTTTCGCCATTTTCTTCTTGTATTCTTACTTTTATAGTTATAGTATCTGTTTGATCTAAACCAGTCCATATATTTAAAATCTTTCCTTTATGTTTTCCATCATGTGTAGTAACTATATCTCCAATTCTAATTTTTCTCATATTCTTACTCCTTTGGCATTTCGTATAATAAAATACCTTCCATCATTAATTTTATTCGTGTTCTTTCATCTTCTACCTTATATTGTTCAGTAAGCACATACGTCTTTACTATCTCCTGTAATACTTCTTTTGCTCTTTTTTCTGTTACATACTTTGCAACAGTATATCTTTCTGCATTTACAGTATCTATTGCTATCATGTTCCTTTTATTATCTTCTAAATTTACGATTAATCTTATCGCAGTTATATTTTCGAAATTTATAATTCCATCTTTATCTTGACTAACTATTAACATTTTTACCTCCATACTTTTCTGTATCATTTCCATAAGAATTTCTTGTTTTTTCAATCCATTCTTCCATCGCTTTTTCAACATCATTTCGATTAGCATTAGAAACATACATCATTTGAGCTGAATTTGGTGCAGCACTAAATTCAAATGCTAATACTACAAAGCCAAATCCGTTTGGCAATTCATCTTTCACTTTTTGAGCTATTATTTGCATTTTTCTTTTTGCAATTTCCTCTAATTCTTCTTTTACCATTTATTTTCCCTCCAATTCTTTTAATACTGGATTTATACATTTATTGCATAATACTATTTTTACTTCTCCTCTTTTTGTCAATGAATGTGGTAATACAACAATTCCTCCTGTCATTTCAAGTCTCTTTTTTAAGATTTTTATTTCATTTCCACAATAATCGCATATATAATAATCATAGTCCTTTTCATCTTTATACTTTATTAGATGTCTGCCTTCTGTTGGCTTTGGCTTTAATTTGGTATATAGAGGGACTTTTTCTCTGTAACATAATTTTTCAAAATTCATCATGTTTTCCTCCTATTTTCCATTTCATCATGCAAACAAACCATAAAGTAATCTATAATTTCCTTTATTTTGTAATTTTCTTTTTCTGTTATATATTTTTTAGTTTTATAATATTTCAATATGAACTTGTCCCTTGTAAGTAAATTCAAATAAATTTTATGTGGACTTAAATATATTTCTTTTATTGCCCAAAACATTATTTTTTCGTCCAGCACTCTTTCTTTCGGCATAAGCTCATAAATGTTACTATCTTTTACATGCATCTCTAATCTAGAATAAATTAAAATCAAATTATTTCTATCGTTTTCTGTTAAGCCAATTTTTTCTCCGCTGCCCCCTTTATAGATATAATTAAATAATAAGTTTAGTTTAGTTATAATGTATTCGTCTGCCTGTTCGTTCGCTTGTTCACTCGCTTGTTCATCTGCTTGTTCGTTCGCTTGTTCAAATTGTATAAATTCATCATTGTATAATTTATTTATTGTATATGTAGATGCAACATTTTGATTTGTTCCTTTTTTATAAAATATATATTGATTGTTAATAAGTTCATTTCGTGCCCTTTGTAAAGCAGATATATTTAATCCCTTTACTTTGCTCATTAGAATAGTATTTGTAACCTTAAACTCATAAAGCCAATCCGTCTTACTTGCTATCTGCAATAATACTAAATATATTGAAATGGCATTTGCAGAGAGTGGCTTGAAGTCTAATATTGAATAAAATTCAGAGAGCTGCTTTTGAATATCTATTTTGTTTTTCGTATTCACATACTACACACTCCTTCCTTTGTAAATTTATAATTCTTTTGCTGTTTTTAATTTAATTTTTCTTGCTCTTTCTAACATTCTGTGATAAAATAAAAACAGAAAGTATTTATCTAAATATTTTTTATGAATCATCTATTTTTCAGTTTGGTTGCTGATAGATGGTTCTTTTTTATTTATATTGTCATTACATATAAATAATATTTCTTGTAAGATTTCTCTCAATTCCGCTTCGTTATGAAACTCATCTATATCAGAAATAAGATCTTTTATTTTTTGATATCCCATATTTTCTCCTTTAATTCTAAATATTAAATTTTTTATTTTATTTAATGTAGATTTCATTTCTTTATGTTTCTTTTTATGTTCTGATAAATCAATACATTCGTTTAGTAATTCTTGATAATATTTAAGCATAATATTTTCTCCTTTTATATTTCTTCAAAAAGTATTTTTCTTATTATTTCAATAGC